CTCAAACGGGGTTTGTCCTCTTTAAGCCCACTACGGGTGATCACCTTCAGTGGATTGCAGGACTCCTACGCTTAATTTGGAGCTTAGGATAACATAATGCGGCGCACGTTTGAAACGAGCGCCTTGACACGAGCCGTATGACCCCTAACTTTCTCCCTCAGATCATCGGGGAGACCTACCTCCGCTCCCGGACCTTCTTCGACTATTTTGCTACGCAGTTGTTCTATCACCGCCTCAGCGGCAGCAGCACGTGCTCGAATCTCGGCGAGAGAGTTAAGCATATCCTGGGCATCAGCCATGGAGAATTTGGCTTTGTAGTTCTCAACTTCACCTTCCCGAGGTAGCAACTTGTCTTGCGTTGCGACAACAACTTTCCCTCCAACGACCAGCTCCAATATTTCCTTTCCTTCGGCGAAATGAGATGTGAAATGCATATTATCGATCGGTAACACAGGCAAACAAAGTATTCCCACAGAGGTAAGTTGTGATCCGTCAGAAGTCGGACATGCTGCGCTCGAGCAGTACTTCCAATGTAAGAAGGCAGCGCTGGCCACTAGCAGGCACAGCAGAGGTCCCCAAGAACTGTACCACTCCAATAAACGAAGGGACATTGGTAGATCCGAGGGGGTGCTTGACATAAGGGATGCAGTCGAGCGCTCTGAAGTCCATTTCTCCGGAAGCTGCGGGGGGAATTGCTCGCTGATAGACCAAGGCGACATCGTTGGCCCCGGCATTGGCAACGCGAGAGCACTTTGTGGCAGGTTGACACAGAACTGGAGTAGGATTAGATAGGCATGCTTGAATCGCAGCAATTGTTTGAGCGGCCGGAAGGCGAGTGCTATGAGTGCAACCCATGTGGATGCGCAAAGTGCGCTCAGCAACTGTGTCCAGATTAGCCCACTGGTATGACAAACCACGTATTTTAACGTAGGGGTACCCTTGGGACCAAGTTGCATAACCGGGCCCGGCGGTGAGGTTTGCCGTGAAACTGGCTTCGGCATTCGTCGCCATGGGTTCTTGCTGCGCACCACAAAGAATGGGAACGTCGATAAAGAATGGAAATTGGTTGCTGGCATAGGGGACTGGGTAGTTGCTGGATGATCCGCTATTTGCGCTTGAAATGCTGGTGACGGCGACTTGAGCTTGCTGTTGTTGTTGTTGAGTGACGGCGGCCATTGGTGAGACATACAAGTTATGGGGCTAAGGTAAGGTGCCCGCACCGAAAAGCCGCTGGCACGATCAATGGCAGCCCTTAAACTACGCAATAAGGACTTACGACGTGGCCACTGTCGGTGCTCCGTCACTCTGTCGAACTTGGCTTTTAGAGCGGCGAGCCAATCCTGCCGGCGCCCAAACAGTATGATGCTGAGGACAGGCGTTTTCCGGTGGAAGTAGTCCAGAGCGTGTGACAGACACAACACGTCTATCTCAGTGAGCCACTCGCTTGCCAATGGTGCCAAGCGGTACGTGAACGCTATCTCAGTAGCATACGAGTCTACCCAATTGCCAACACTCAACGGAGATCGCGCACGCTTATACCACATTTTCAGCACGACGAGAAGCGGTGATCTCATAATACCTCGAGGCGTCAGTAACCAGCCGCAGAAATCCGGATTGGCAGTATGTTGTAGCTTAGATACAGTGTGGATTTTATTAGCCCACTTGGTGTACCACGTGTCGCAATCAGTAAGATGCTGATCGCATGCCATGTCATCTCCAGAAAACAACCATGTGCCACGACGCAAAGCTTGATACCCGAACTTCAAGGCGCAGTTGGCGATATTGTACCAAGTATTGCCATCCCAAGTGCCCGGCTCACCTGAGTCCCGACTTGTTTGTTTAAGGCCGATGAAACTGGTGACTATATGCGTTTTCCAGTGAGCATAGCCTTGAACAATGAAGTCAGGCAGCCCACTCCACTGCAACACGGCGAGTTCCAGAACAACACTCTCTCCACCTTGAGTGGCGTCGAAGTTTGAGTAATCGTTTATGGTGCTCAAGCCTTTGGGTCGCCATTGTTCGGACACCACTTCGTTCAAGGCTCTCGGACTTAACCCCTTGTTAAGGATGATGCCAGGTCGGACACACTGCATCAAGACAGCAGTCGCGTACCGGAAAGCGGGGCCCCATTTGGCGAGTACGTCTTCTCGCACTGCACTAATAGTCTGGCCGGCTTTAGCCTCCTCGAGATACCATGCCTCTAACTTGGCTTTGTCTTGAGTCTTAATGAAGTTCCTTACGTGATTGATGGCGGTATTCCACGGGTCAGCCCGCTCGTCGGCCTGCGCTAAAGTGGCGCGAGTCTTCGTAAGTCGGGACTGCATTTGATCGCGCACACACCGCTCATATAGGTGAGCGTCAAACTCTTGGACTTCATGCGGGAGATCCAAACCGCGTGCCATGACATGCCATAGTGCATACCCGACTTCTT